TCCTTATGCAAAAGTCTCTTGTTAATCGTTGCATCGTGACCCCTGGGCGGGCTGGCAACAAGAGAAAAAATCCCAGACAGCCTTCAATATACACTATTCCTTGGGTGTGTCAAGAAGTTTTTTCTTGTTTCTTGCAGCCATCATTTTTTCTTTCCAAATTGGATCCGCCCACAATGCTTTGGCTGCGGCTTTTTTAGCAGCTTTGACTTCTTCGCGGTTAGCAATTTCTTTGTTATTTGCAGTTTGTTTAGCAGCATACTCAGGATCAGCCCATTGAGCTTTAGCTTGAGCGCTGGTTTTAGCTTTGGACTCATCTGTATTACGAGCTTCCTTGATGCTTTTAGCCAGTGTACTTCCTTGTGCTTCCCACATCTTTTTAGAATTGATTGACTTAGATTCAAGCGCTTCTGGGGTATTTTGCGCTTTAATTTGTCCTGCGATTACTTTGGCGCGATATTCTGGGTTTTGCCAATTTATAAGTGTTCCATGCCTATCAACTTCTTTTTCTGCGTCGCTTTTAATATACCCGCTTGGGCCTTCGCCCCCATCAGTTAAATTAAATAATGTTCCTGTTTTTAAATCCCGACGCCCATACAGTTTGATAAGCCCCATCTCTTTGGCAAAAGCTTCTTCTTCGTTTTCAGTTTCAAATACGCGCTCACAAATAGCAACAAAGTTACGCTGCTTTAAATGCGAAATAAAGTCTTGAAACGGCTTGTTATGAGACCCCCTAGACCAATGCGATAAATCACGGTCTCCTGTACCTTTACCTACGTATACAGGCTGGCCTAGTTTAAGAGGGCGGGGGTCACGATAAACATAAACATAAAACATAGTTAACTCCTTTTAGAAGCCTCAACTATATATTAATGGATGGAGAATGTCAAATATATTTTCTAAATACTTTTCGAAAACAAGTTACGATACGGGTAACACATAACAAAATAATATCCAATAAAAAAGGCCCCGAAGGGCCTTCTCAAATCGCGCTAAGTGCTTGATTTTATTAGAAAGAACCGGAAGAACCCCAGATTCCCAATGGATCACTCCATCCAAAAGAGTAACGCTCACGTGATTTATAACGTACGTTACCTGTATCAAAATCCCCATCCATGGAATTCTGCAATGGTGTGCGCTCGAAGTGCTTCAAGCCATTGGGAACATCAGTGGTAAGGAACCAAGCGTTGGGATCTGTCAAGAAGTGGTTGACAGTGTAACCCTCTGGGATTGCGCCCATTTGCTTGATGGCGTTGATATCATTGTTTGTGGTAGCGACGCGGAGTTCGGTATCCAACAAACGTTTTGCAACGAACATCAATGAGGGAGGAATGACCAATTTCTTGGGCTTTGCAGCGATCAAGAGGCCACGCTCGTCTGTCCAAGCAGCGATCTGGATCACGGCGGCTTCCAAAGAAGTCTCGTTCAAATCAACTTGGGTAGTTGGAGTGTTAGCGTTGGTTCCACCGTTCACCAAGGGGTGAGCAGAGTTAAACAAGGAAACACCGTCACCACCAGTGTAGCTAGAGTTGAAGCCGTTATTTAAAACAGCAGCAGCTTTAACTTGCTTGGTGTAAGCCATGGCACGAGCCAAACCTTTGGTGTAGCGAGCAGACAAGCTGTCGTACAAGTTATCTTCGATCGCCTCTTCAGTGATCGAGAAACCCAAAGCGATGGTTTCGTGGTTATAGCGAGTTGTCCATGCCTCTTGTGCATTGTCATAAGCGATGGCTGTGCCCTCGTTTTTAACAGGTGCTGCTGAGAAGCCAGACAGTTTGGTTTCTTCCTCGAATGAACGCTCAGAGGTCTCTGTTTCGTAGATCTCTTTGTGCTCTTCGCCGTAACGTGCATACTCCAAACCGAACAAAGCGTTCAAGCCTGGGAGCAGCTCTTTCAATAGTTGTGCGCGTGAAATAGCCATTTGTTAGCTCCTTAATTAAACGCCATTAACGTTGAAGTAACTATGGTAACCGAAGTTCCAAGTCACCAACACTTCGGGATATCCAACGAATGTGAATGCAGTAGCGGTAGACTGAGCACTTGCAACAGCAGTGTTAATCGTGACGCTAGTACCAGACACAGCGGTTACATAGGTGTTTGAACCTGCTGTAATGCCGGGGCCAGTAACTGCCATTCCTGGGACGATGCTAGAGTTAGCGGCGGACAATGTGATTGTCGTAGAGCTAGATGTAGCGTTTTGGACCACAGCAACTGCTGACTCAGGAACGATACCTACGATACGCATTGCTGCACTTGTAGTGATCGGTGTGCTTACAGTAGCGGATGCAGAAACTGCAACGCCAGCAAGTGAGTCGCCAGTAGTTGTAAGGCCAGTATTGCCAGCGGCAGCGCCAATGTAATAAGCATTGGAACCAACGAACGCTTGGTTAGCGTAAGCAATAGTAGTGCTACCACCTGTACCGGCTGGGTTAACGACCACGGCTGATTTGAAAACAGCTTGAGGATCATCAACTACATAGCCAAGGGCATCAGGAGCAGTTGTGCTAGCTTGCCAGTATTGGTAACGATTCTTACCATAAATTGGACCGCCAGTTGTAGAGTACTCACAACCAACGAACACACCGATTGTTCCAGCTACTGCTGAAGAAGCGTTGTATGCCAAGGTTGAAGCTACCAAGTTACCGATGTTTGCACCGGTACCGATTTGAACAACGTCACCGTTGAACAAGCTTGTGCTGTAACCATTCACGATGGGGAACATGCGAGTAGAACCCGCATACACACGACCACCGATCAGGTTAACAGGCTTTAGGCCGTAAGGGGCCGAGACTGTTGGATAAGCCATTTTGTTTCCTTAAAAATTAAGAACCAGAACCAAATGTGACCTTCGATCGCTTCTCCGCAAAGAGAGGCATTCTAGGATCGCTGTCTTTCATAAACGTATTGTCTACCGATTCCATTTGAGCTTTGTTCTGATTGTTGTAGAACGCAGCTCGCTGCTTCAGAAATTCTTCTGGGATTCGGCACAATAACAAACCGCCAATTTCGATGTTGCCTTTAAAGCGACCTTCGGTAGTGGCGTGCAGCATTAACTCAGGATATTCTTCTGCTTTGCAGGGTTCATATCCTTCACGCAACTTGGAGGAAATATTAGAAGGATCGGCAGTGCCCATCATGCTAATACGAATGTAACGATGCTTCCAACCGGGCCGCTCATTTGGCATGGGTAGACTATCCGGATTCTGCCAACTAGTGGGTCTACCAGCGGCAATTCTGTCATCCAATTCACGAGCAAGTCTGTTTTGTGTAGCTGTCATTTTCATTCTCCATTCCTAAGTTGTGCAACCTGTTTAGCATATAGTTCCAAAGGTACCCCAAGTCTGCGAGCAATCGCAGCTTCTGATGCCTTCAACCTTATACGGTTAGGTGGTGTGCTACGTGTAGCGGGGGCTACAACATTAGCGGGTTTTTGTGCACGGCTTTGAGGTTTTTCCTCTGCCGGTTCATCGCTCTGAGAGGTTTCAAAATTCTCAGGAAATCGTTTACGCATTGTAGCGTCAACTATTCTGTAGTACTCTTTGGATCCAACAAAGTCATCGCCATGCTCCTTAAGCAGCTTGCGGTGTAACCCGAGAGCGGAGCTTGTCATTTCATCGTCTTTACCAAACCAAGGATTTTCCGCCTGCCACTCTGCATCACGCTCGGTGGTTTTTGGTTGCACTTGTTGAGTACGTTGTGGTGTTTGTACTACTTTTTCTTCAACTTGTAAAGGCTTTAAATTTCTAGCCTTGTCAATTTGCAACATCGCGTTAGCGATTTCTGCTTGCGCATCGACCAAACTATCAGCATCTCCAGCCTCATAAGCCTCTTTGTACTTCTTCTTGGCCATGGCCAAAAGAGCTTCCGCAGAGTTTTTGTTCTGATCAATAATGATCTGGGAACCTTGAGAAAGCTGTTGTTGGAGACGTTTATTCTCCTCAATGACTTGTCTAGCATAGGCTTCAGCCGCCTCGCGCTCACGCAATGCCTCTTCTTTGGCACGGCGTTCATCGTGGTAACCCCTAGTAAATTTCTTAATACGGGCTTGCACTTTCTCGTCATAAGAAGATAATTCATCATCCGATGGGTCTTCTGGAGGCTCAGCCATGGGCTTGCGTCCTCTGTCCTCAGCGGGTGTATCGTCTTCTATCTCAAAAGAAAAATCGTCTTCAGCATCAGCTTTCTTAGCTGCGTCTGGCTGTTTTTCATCGGGAAATTTAAAGTCTTGATCTGCCATTCTTTACTCCTTAAGCAGCACGGGTAATTCCGCGCGGATCTTCCACAACGGCATCTACTTGGTCATCGTTGATGAGCCTAAATTCTCTGCCGTGAATTTTCAAGCGGGTGCCTGAATTGGGTCGGACGATAACGAAATCGCCAGTCTTACAACGTGGTCCACTGGGGAACCTAGCTGTATCTGTATAGGCTTCTGGGCCCATCTTGATGACAAACAACACGGGGGTGAGCATCTCTTCTTTCCAAATTTCTTGGCTAGATTTAACGATCCCTATGTCGCTATCTGCGTACTCTTCCATCGCTTCGGGGACTACAGTTAATAGCATGAAGCCCTTGGGGTCTGGAATCTGTTTCGCTTTCTGTTCTGCACTCGTATTGAGGATGCCAGAAAGGTCCACAGCGCTTACATCAAATTCACTCATCGTCTATCTCCAGTCGGTGCACGAGGTCTCTGACAAGAATTTCTGCATGGCCTAGACCTCGGATAGTCCCGCAGACGTAACGGTATTCAGCAAAGTCTTTTGCTGAGCCGCTTCCTAAAAAACTCTGTTGCTCTTCTACGAGCTTGTCAAACTCTCGTAGAAGGTGGTGTAAAACTCGATCGACGTCCATTACTCTCCTTCAGGTGGTGTGGGTTGTAGGTGGGGCATCGCTGCCAACTCTTTTAATTTGAGCATGTGGTCAGCCACATCTTTCTGCTGCTGTCTCATGCCTTGTTCACGCTGCTGTCTGATCTGAGCTTTGTGTTTGCCCATGTCCACACCCAGCTTGGTAGCGTCGAGTCTTGTCTGTTGTTTGAGTTTGTCTCTGGCTGCGGCGGCGGTGGCACCCACCTGCATGGCCGCGATTTCTTTCTGCGCTTCGATGCGAGCTTGCTCGATCATCAACTGCTGAGCTTTGGCCTGTGCCTCGGCCTGCTGCTTCTGCGCTTGTAGCTGCAACTGCTGTTGTTTGATCTGCAACTCTTGCTGTTGCATCTGAATGATCGGATCCTGCGCTTGTTGTTGAGCCTGTTGTTGGGCTGCTGTCGCTTGGTGCTGCTGGAGCAACTGCTGCGCTGCTTGCGCTGCCAACTGAGCCACCTGATCTGCCATCTCTGGCTTCATGGCTTTTGTCTGGTCGTTTGTAGGCAACTGTAGGCCAATCTGCTGCTCAATCTTCTGTCTGTATGCAAACGCCAAGTGCTCGTTAATATGAGCCAGCATCGCTGCTTGGATCGCCTGTGCTTGTGGATTCTGCCCAATCATCTGCATCATCATGGGGTCCTGCATCATCGCTTGGTGAACCGTGATGTGCGCTTGGTGATTCTGCTCGATGAACGCCTTGTTGGGCTTACCCGTTAAGAAGTTCTGATTCTCTTGCACCGGATCGGTCGGCATCTGATCATCTTCAACAGGCACGAGCTTGGCTGCATTCTTGATACCCAAGACTTCAATCATCTGTCTATGGAGCAAGGGCAAGTTGTACAACTGAGGAGCTGACTGAGCAAGCTGCAACACCGCTTGATACTGCACAATCTTCTGTGCCATCGTCGCTGCGTTCGGGTCGGATACAGGGATCACGTCCACTGAATCGTAGTCTTCTTTCTTCGCTGTGCGCGTGCCCTCTTCAGGCGTGTATGAATACTCTTCAGGTGTGTAGTCTGCGATGATAACTTTGAGCAACTTGAACTCTTGCTTCATCGCAAAGTGCAACCTAGCCTGAACTGCCGTCATCACTTTGAGCGTGCGCTCCAACAGAGCTAGCGTTGTACCTACTGGCGCTTGGCTAGACATATCAGAGACGTTCATATCTCCAGAAGACGCAAACGCTTTGCCCTCTTGGATGATGCTCTGTAAAAGTGTGAATAGAACTTGGCTTGGTTCTTTGTATGGCAGAGGCAGGATGTTGTCCCTGATTGAACCACTGGGTACGTCCACATCCCTGAATTCTCCGGGAGCGATCGGTGTATCGTCACCCTTGACACGAAGACCACGGGACTTCAAACCACCGGGCAAGTTAGATAATGTACCTGCATCAATCAACTGACGCTGAATCATCGTTGCTG